GTTTGTTAGCTCAATTACGCGATCCTTCGCATTGTCCCGAGCAACCTCCAAATCAAAGTGTTTTATAAGATTGCGCTGTAAGTCAAACGATATGTTACTAAGGTTGTAATTAGGGCTAACAATAAGTACATGGCATCCTGGAACGCGGGCGACGCATTGGGCAATAATATTTCCGATATACGTCTTCCCTTGACGACGACTAAGAGCAGCGACAATAAAGCGATACTTGCTAGAATTAATTGCATTAATTAAAGCCTTCTGCGACGGAATAGCTTCAATTCCGAGCAGCTCAAGGTAACTCTCAATAGGCACCTTTAAAAAAGACCCTGGAATTATCTTATCTTGTATGATATCTCTTCTGCTTAATTCCATTGTCTTACAATGTTTGCCATAATAAAAAAACAAGTAGCTGTATTCACAAGAACCAGTAGAGTTCTTAATACGGCTATTACGTTATCATGCTTCTCCGTCTTCTGATCCGAGAAGCTCCCGATCGTGTACTTCCATATCGTCCACGCATTCACAAGGGTCGCAATTACACTCTTCACAAATCTTATGTCCTCTTAATCTTTCTAAAGGGGTTAATTCATCATCTGACTCAACAATCCAGGGCGCTGGAGTCTCCTGGCGTAGTTCTTTATGGGGAAGATGTAAATGTTCCGCTTCTGCTTTTTCTGCTTCTTCGTGACTATGAAACTTTTGTGCAAGATATGTACTTTTCCACATTCCTCTTTTTTGATAAATCATAACATAGTTCCTGATACAATTATTCCCGCTAAAAAGAGAATAACTGCGCCTCCGCCTGCCCAAATAAGGCGATGTAAAGATTGAACAGAAGCTTTGATCTCTTCTGTTCTTCCCTTACTGTCTTCTTTAGCACTTCGAATTTCGTTAAATACGGTTTTCCAACGCTCTTCACATACGGCTTCATGTCTTTCGAATTCTATTCGAAGCTCATTCAGTTGATCCACCAAGAAGTTTCTCCATTAATTTTCCATAGTTTCCTTCGCCGAATGGAGAATTGATTTGCACGTTTTGCTGTTTAATATTCGTAGAGGCTTTTGCCTCTTTTGAATGGTCAACAGTAATTTTATGTGCGAGAGCAATTATATCGACTAGATCCTTACTGGAATACACATCGGAGTCGCGTGCTTCTTGAAGTTTATTTTCAATTACTTCATCAAGAAGTTCAGCGAGCCGAAAACGATTTCGATAACCCTGATCCAGATAGACCGAGTTGATATATTCTTTAACTTCACTTTTCTCAAGTACTTCGTAAACTTTATCTGGCGTGATACCCATCTCGGATGCGACAGCGATCGCGTTGCCGGTGCTCAGATAAGCATTCGCAACCTCGAGATTTTCTGGTGCCATTTTTACGAGTTTCATAGAATTCAGTATAGACCGAAGAGACCAAAAAGTCAAGAACTTTTTTTAGCCTGGAGTATGCCAACGAATTAATTCTACTTCATTTGCCATGGAAGCCTCCAGTAGTCTACTAATAATAATATTCTTCTGAGATTGAATTTGCGCTGGGGCTTGAGCTTCACACCATTCTAGTAGCATTTCCTCAGTAATATCTTCGTAAGCGATATAAGGACTCGAAGTAACCTCTGAAAGGTCGAGACCGATTACGCAACCTCCTTCCACATTTGATTGCCCTTCTGCCGATCCTACCATACCGTAACAGACTTGAAAAATTACTTTTTCCTGAGTCTCTCCGTCAGCAGTATAATAACTATTATATCTTCTTACATACTCTATTCGAGTATCAATTGTAATGTCAGTTGCTTGTAAATACATAAAATTTCCTTATTCAAAATGGTAAGTTAAGCTAGCATTCATTTCTTCTGGAACGGTCATAGAAAAGTTCTTTCCTGAAGAGCCTATCCAACTACTCGGTATTTCTTGAACCCAGGAAACTTGCCATCTCTGTTGCTGTCCCACACTTGTAAAACTTGCAATTCTTCTATTATGGTAGTTTCCTCCATTAATATTCCCCAGGTCCGTATAGTCCCAAGTATAATTTATTCCACTATCCGCTAAAATTAAATAATCCTCTACTGTAGTAATATCTCCAATTGTGGAACTGGTCGAAGCAAAATGCTTTAAGGTTTGAGACGAAGAAATATTTTCATATTGAGGAGAAGTATTATCATTCCAGTTTGCTACATAATCAAAAGTCCAACAAATCCAATCATCATTACTAATATCAAAATATGTTGTTCCATCTGGATTATAATTAGAAAGATAACTTAAAGTCATTTCCTTTCTTCCGTCATCGATAACCATTAAAGCTCTGTTTCTATTAGCAACTACGTCCATATAATCCGCGTAGCTTCCATTCCAAGATCTATAATAGTTTTCTTTTAGGAAGGGTCCTGCTGTTGCATTTCGAAACTCTCCTATCGATATTTCAGTTCCAGAAGTTTGGTTTATTCCATCTCCCCCATCGTAAGTAGAATCTGTTTGTCGAACCGCTCGAAAATCGGCATCGTTTAAAGTACAAGTAGTTCCACTTACTGTCGAGGTTTTTGATACGTTGATATGAATAGAATTCATACTTAGTGCTGTGGTGGGAAGAGCCGCTCTTTGATTTCCTGAAACTCCTGCAAATTTTAATTTTATTTGTTTGCCAATACTGTACATAAATCTATAAAAAACGAACCAAACATCAAATACTGCATCGCAACGAATATAAGATTTATCTCCGTCACCTCCGGAAATTCCAGCAGTAATTACGGCATTTCTTGAGAATACATAGTCCCATGTATATTGGGCCGAAATATCGGACTGGTTTGGCGATTCTGAATTTAGCGTAGTATCAAGAGTAACTTCAATTCTATCAGCGTTGGCAACTGTGTTTCCATAATCTTGAGTATTTGGGCCTGTAGGCTGTCCATCAAAATACAAAGTTACTTGATAATCGGAAGAACTACTTGCTCCTGTTCCGCTCCACTGTACTCTGGTTTCTCCATCATTCGCCTGAGTAAAAGGAATTGTAGAATAACTCCAAGCCCACTGCGTATAGTCGCTTGCACTTGAATAACTAACAGTGGCACTTGTTCGATTCCAGTTCGTAGTAATATCTGCGCCTGTAGAAGTATTAATAGCAATAAGAGTCATTGTCGTCCATTCTGTATTGGACGAATAGTTTCCATCTACTCTAAAAGTTAAAGTACTGGCGTTTCCTGAAAGCATGTTTATTTCAGGAAACGAAGTAATATTAAACATATCGTTACTTATAGCACCAGTATTAAAATCCCTTTGATACCCATGAATATTAAAACTAATACTATTTGCATTTGTAACGATTGCAGAATCAATTAGAGCCATTTAATTCTCTTAGTAAAGCTTCGGACTGCTCTATAGCTGCCGTTATAAGCTCTTGCACATGCTGTGGAGATTGTAGCGTCTGAAAAGGAAGTATCATTTGAAGAGTTTCTTCTTCAGCTTCAGAGTAGTACTCAAATTCAACTCTTCCTTCTTGATTGATTTTATAATTCATTTTCCTCTCGTCCAAACTGCACCGGCACCTAAGTTCGCACTCGCTGGTGCTTTTCTCCATTTATCGTTCAAAGTTTTGGCATCTTTTGCATCGGCTAGATGGATATTAATATTTGCAATACCCCATCCTGAGCGATAAAGAAGCCACTTTCCCATCTCTGAACTTGATGCGAGAAGCTCTCCCGTATCTCGATATTCGGGATGAACGATCATGCCTCGAATAGAGTATGAAACTGTAGTCTCGTACAGACCTGTAATAATTACTACTGGAGTATTGGTTTCAATTTTTGTGAGAATACAAGGAGCCCAGAGACCGCTGTGCATGCCTCCCCCGGCATTATGCCACTCTGACCATTCGGTGGCTTGATCTAGAATATCCTGTGTGGAGAAGGGAAAGTCTCCGGGATCTGTAAGACAGGCGTCGATCCAGGTTCTATCATCTTCAGTGGGAAGATGCCAGCGATAATTGTCAATAGTATAACCGACCATAAGAGATTCTCCTAAATACATATTATATTTTGTGTGGGGCGAAAGTCTTTTATAGCACCGTTTTCGGTTCAAAAATACCCCAAGTTGCGCATGAAGGTGGGCCCGCGCGCGTCAAAATTTTGACGGTCTAATAACCGCCCCCTCCTGCAAGGGGCGTGCCAACTTTTTATTTTTTAAAACTTGGCACGCTTTATGCTTAAGAGATGGGCGCAAAAATCTCCATTATACTTCCACTTTTTCTGTTTGACTTCTCCATAGTTATGCGCGAGAATCACCCTATCAATTAAGGATAAAGCTAATGACTCAATTCCAAATCAGCCACTTCAATAAGCCTAGCGCGCTCTCGCCCTATGCTACGCAAGCCACGCGCTACACTGTCGAAGCGCACAACATCCGCAACGCGATGCGTCGCTTGTGGGATGCTCACCGCGTCAATCTAATCGCTGGCGATTGGATAATGTGGGAAGATGCTGACGGCTCTCTCCACCGCGTAACCATTAACTAAGGAGGGCTGTTTTAATGGCTATCATTAAATTCTTTTTAGAATTCTGGGCGATCCTCTCGCTAATCATTGGCGCGGTCACCGCTCTGCTAGGCGCTCCACTTTGGGCACTCTTCCCCATCGTCTGCGCTATCGCTTGCACCTACTCAGCGAGCCTCATCGATGAAATTCTGGAATAGAATATATTCCGTTTTTTCTCTGGACTTTTTCGAAAAAATCCGGATAATCAACCATATCAACTCACAAGACAAAAAGGAAAAGCCTATGTCAAACTACACTTCAACAATGGTTTCAACCCTTCAATCTCAATCTTGGGATTATGAGAGCGCCTCAGCTTTCGCTTCTGAGCATAACCTTTCGGTTCGCTCTGTGATCTCAAAGATCAAAAGCCTAGAGCTTGACTATACGCCAAAGCCTAAGACGGTTTCAGCGTCTGGCCCTCGCGTTGCAAAAGCTGACATCGTTTCAGCGATTGCTAAGGCTCTCAATGCTGACCCCGATTCACTCGCCGGTTTAGCAAAAGCCGATGCTCGCGCACTCTCTGCGCTACTGATGGCGATCAAATAATGATCGCCAACGTTTTGGCTTGGATTGGTACCGCGCTCATGGGCGCGGCTCCCTTCCTAATTGACACGCCCACGGGCAAGGTTATGGCAATTCTTGGGCTCTTACTTTTATGCTTGCAAGCCTACGAGAAAAAATGTTATAATCTCATCATCTTAAACTTGATTGGAATTTTCGGTTATGCTTCACACTTTTATCTTTGATCTCGACGGAACAACCATCGACTCGAGCCACCGCTTAGGCGAGACGCTCGCAGACTGGCGGCGCATGAATACTCCCGCCAACATCATGCGAGACAAACCGCTCCCGCTTGCCGAGCAATTACGCCAAGCAATTCGCGACGGTTTAGACGTTGTGATTTTGACTTCGCGTGTTTTGGGTCATGCTGACCTGCTCTGGCTTCACACTCACGGCATGGTCGCTCGTGTTATCCTATCTCGTGATATTAACGACACTCGACCCGCTGGCGAATACAAGCTTGCTAAATTGCATGAGCTTGCCGTTGATCGTCGCGTCTCATTCCGCGATTTGGCCGCCTCGATCGTGATGTGGGACGATGATTTGGACGTTCAACAAACTCTTAAAAATGCTGGTATTCGCGTTGTCGATCCGGTACAATTCAATCAAACAGCACAAAAGGTTGCCGTATAATGAAGCAGGTTATTTTGACTCTCGACACTGAAACCGCCGATCTTACCGGCAATGTTTACGATATCGCCTTTGTCGTTCACGAAAAAAACGGCACGATTCTCGAAACCTACAACGCGCTCGTTGACGAAATTTTCACCGACGCTAAAAAAATGATGGGGGCTTATTATGCGTCAAAACTTTTCACCCACTACAGCAAAATGCTTGCTGACTCCCGAATTGGTTTCGCCTCATGGGGTGAGATTGTTGCCCAAATCCAACGGGCGATTGGCGAGCATGGCGTTACTACTATCGCCGCTTATAATCTTGGTTTTGATCGTCGGGTCATGCGTAACACTCACAAAGCACTCGGCTACGATGGCGCGATTTGTCCCAGCGGCTTACAACAGCTCGACATCTGGCAATTCGCCTGTGAGACTAAACTCAGCCAAGCCACCTATAAAAAACTCGCGCTCGACTCGGGATGGGTTTCTAGCGCGGGCAATATTAAGACGGGCGCGGAATATGCCTACCGATTTTGTTCCGGTGACTTCGGATTCATCGAAGATCATACTGCGCTGTCAGATGCGCTAATTGAGGTTGAGATTCTCGCGGCTTGCTTTGCAACTAAGAAAAAAATTCCTTATAATATCGTGAATGGCGCACCTTGGAGAATCGTAAATGCTTAAAGACTCACAAATCCGACTCAATCAAATTCTCGACTCTCGAGGCCATGGCGGAATCGCTGTGGTGCTCGAGGGACGCGATACCGCTGGCAAATCTAGCACGATTCGCGAGCTTACTCACTACATGAATCCGGCAAAATATAGCGTTCACTTGTCGCGCAAGCCTAGCAAATCAACGATGAAGCATTGGCTTGGCTATTGGTCCAAGCGTATGCCCGCAGCAAATCAAATCGTTTTTTACGATCGGTCCTGGTATTCTCGTGCGATGGTTCAGAAAATGAACGGCTGGTGCTCTGATACTCAATACGAGAATTTTTTGGCAAAGCATAAAGCCTGGGAAGATCGCCAAGGCGTTCGCTTTATTAAATTCTGGCTTTCAATTACAGAAGAGGAACAGCGCGCACGAATCGAAAAGCGCAAAAATTCGCCGCTGACCTATTGGAAATTTTCGGAGAACGATCAAAACGCGCTATCGTACTATGACCGCATGACGCTTTTAAAAGAGCGCGTCATTGATTCCGATTGGCACGTGATCGACTACAACGACAAAAAGGCTGGCATTGCTACGCTTGCCCATACTCTCGCGGACCTTCTCTCATGAGGGGGCTTGCAGGAATCGCGGC